CTGAAACAACAAAGAAGAAAATTGTTTACAAGCATACGTCTTACTGGCGTCCCCCTTCTTTGCCAAGGTGACACCTTCAAATGTCGTTCCGTTAGCTTTTGTTCGTTAAAAAGTGTAACATCGAAACTTAATAGTATTGCCCGGACAATTGTTTTGAATAGACATAAAAGAATCAAAGAGATCAAGAATTCTGCAAACAAATTCACTATGTCTAAGGTTGTTTTACCATCAACTCATATTCAAACAAGTTTACGTAATTTGTATCCAGTCCAAATTTCATGACCAGTTGCTTTTCAATTTATTAATAATGGTTTTATTACTTATGACGAAATTGCAAAAGCTCGAGATGAAGTTAATTCTTCTAAAATCGAGATTATGATGAAAGCTAAAACATTGTATGAAACTGAAAGTAATTTTAGAGCTTGTCCTGAAAAATATTTTCAAGCCGTTAGGGATACGCTTATCAATATGTTTCCTTCTGATACGCCGTTATTCGGTATCACCTTATCGTGTGATCTCGTCTGAGATAATATTGTTAAGTCCAGTGGTTCTGGTTCACCATATTTCTGTAAGAAGGCAGATCTAAAATGGAGAGTAGAAGAAGTTATTAAATCGATAAAAGATTATAATTTTGACGAATCTGTTTTTAATCACCCTAATGTTATTTATCAAGTTGTTCAAGCGAGCAAAAAAGGAAAATATAAGAGACGACTTGTTTATTGTCCTCCTTTTGACGTAACTGTTCTTGAGACTATTTTTGGTTTATCTGTCACAAAATATTTTGTAGGTAATACTAATACATCTATAGTTGTAGGTCATAGACAACAATATTTATATGAAATGTGTAAATCCTTTAAAAATTTTTGTAAAGTAAGTGGCGATTACTCTTCATATGATCAAACCATTCCTAGTTTTTTAATCCAAACTTCGTTTGATATTATTAAAGGTTTTTATAACTTTGATAATAAATATCAATCATCCTTATATGATAAGATGGTTAAATATGTGATACATGGTCCAATTTACCATCCTGATATTGGTATAATTAATCGTAAGCGCGGTATCGCTTCTGGTAGTGTTTTTACTAATTTAGTTGATAGTATATGTAATCTCTTAATTGTTAATTACACAAATCGTTTGTTAGGATTAGATTTAGCTAAACTCTATGTTTGCGGCGATGATAATTTAATGTTAACGTCAGGAAGATTAATCCCTGATTATTTTGGCACCATAATTAAAAAAGTATTTAATATGGATTTTGAATTTGAGCATGGTTCTCGTATTCAAAAAGGTGTACAGGCAATGCAGTTCCTAGGGTCTTACTGGTCCGAAGATGGTCCTCATCGTACTGTTAAAAGGATGATCCTTTCAGCGTGTAAGCAGAGTTGAAATTGGCCAAAATTCGATAACCGGATTGATTTTATTGAAGGTAGGATATATACTATCTTGGGGTATGATTCAAGGATGCCGACTTTGTGGAAGAAGCTGAATTTACGGCCGTATGTTGGGCGCGAAATTTACCAATTTAGTGAAGCTACTCAATGAGATCTTAAAAGAGTTTCTTCTAAGGATTCAAGATTCAAACCTGTTGGTGGTTCAGTGATTGGAG